GCAGGGGTATTTGACACTAGAGCTATTCAATGCGACCAGCAACACGTTTACGCTGCCTCTTGGCTATCCTATCGCGGCGGTGCGGTTCTTGCTCTTGGATAAAAAAGTAACGGCATACAACGGCAAATATCAAAACCAGCCACCGATGCCAGTACCAGCTTGTTAACCTAATATCAACTACATTGCATTAAAATTGTTGAAGTTGTGACATTTCGTCACGACTTACTACATAGGGTGCAATTATGTTTGAGACAACAATAAATCAAAATAACGAACAATATATTGCGGAATTAATTGCTAAAACTATGGATTGTGAAATAATCGGACAAAACATTGTATATTATGAGGGGGATCGTGTTGTCGGAGAAATTGACGCAGTACTGACAAACAAAAACAATGAGGTTGTATTTTTAGAAATTAAAGAACAAAAGACATGGAATGGCTATGCAATAGCAAAGGGGAAACAGCAATTAAAAAAATCTGTTACCTTCTTCAGCAAAAAACAAAACCATGATTGTGCATGGTCGGCACAACATGCGTGGCTTGCTTTTGAGCGCAAAGGAAATATTCATTTATTAATGAGGGAAATCAATGACTTGGCGCCATTGAATTCATGGAATAAAATGGAGCTTATGCATCACGGATAATATGGTATAAAAAAAGACACCGATTCGTACTCGGTGTCTAAGGTGTGTTCTCAGTAACTACAGGGATTATAATGACCTATTCAGGGCATAAAATCAATGCCTTTTTCGAAGATGATTGGCATGAATTTGAAGCAAGATATAGCAATACTGACCCAGTGACCGCATCGATTGTGTGGGCGATGGCGCACCCTATCGGCGCATTAGAGGTACCAACAGCAGTATGGCATAATGCCGAGCGTATGATTGAAATGAAAATCGAGCAGGGCTGCCCTGTTTATCATCTTGGTGGCGATTTATACGAAGCGTATCGCATGGAATATATGGTGGCTAATAACATGATTATTATTCCTGACGATTAATCTTAATATGTCGTGACAATCATGGTTTGTTTTGATACAAAAAAACCACCGTCTGAACCACGGTGGTTTCATTATTCTTAGAAAGAAAGTACCTATGCAGGATGATTATATGCCATTGACAGATATTTATGTCAATGAAAAAAACAATTCTGATTTATCTAATGATGAATTAGATTCTCTTGTTTTAGAGCGAGATAAAGAGCAAGAAGAAAAAAATAATGCAATTAAAAAAGCCTCAAAAAAAGAAATTGAATTTTTTCATTATTCTGAACGCAAAGAGCGTTCTGTGAAAACTACACTCGAAAATCTTACGGCATTGCTCGATAGTATGGGCATAAAACCAAAATACAACGAACAGCGGCGCGAAACAGTGTTGTATATCGATGACAAGCCAGTGGATTACAGCGAGGAGCAATTATCCAAAATTAAAAGCCATTGCAATTATTACAATATGCAAACTGGCGATGTGCCTAGTTTTATAAACACAATCGCACGCGCTAATAAATTTAACCCCGTTCTTGATTGGATAAATAGCAAACCTTGGGACGGTGAGTCGCGCCTTGATGATTTCTTTGCCACTATCACAACCAAAGATACAGCATTACGCGATGTGTTAATTCGAAAATGGATGATTTCAGCATATGCCGCTTTAGTCGAGCCTGACGGCGTAGAGGCGCACGGGGTGCTAGTATTCCAAGGAGACCAAGGAATCGGAAAAACACGGTGGTTTAACACGCTTGTGCCGCGAAATTTAGAGGCCACCAAGGCAGGCGTTATATTGAACCCATCGGATAAAGACAGCGTACACCAAGCGTTACAACATTGGCTGGTAGAGCTAGGCGAATTAGATGCAACATTCCGCAAGAGCGACATTGCACAGCTTAAGGCATTCATCACAAATTCTTGCGATGTGTACCGCCTGCCATACGATAAGAGAAGCACGAAATTTGCCCGTAGAACGGTTTTCTTCTCTAGTGTGAATGATTATAAGTTTTTGCACGACACCACGGGAAACAGGCGTTTCTGGGTCATTCCTGCGGATAAAATTGACTATCGTCACAAGTTCGACATGCAACAGGTTTGGGCAGAGGTGCAATTCTGGTACAATACTAAGGCACCATACTGGCTAAATACCAGTGAAACCGAGAAGCTACAACAACATTTACGTGGTCACACACAGGTATGCCCCATCGAGGAGAATATCAGCACTGTATTTGACTGGTCGAGAAACCCGACAACAGAAATGACCGCAACACAGGTGGCTACACACATTGGTGTAAAGGATATTGCAAAAGGTAATCGCGAGGTGAACCGCTGCGCGGCGGTGCTGCGCTCAATGAACACACAAACACGAATACGAGACGGCAGGACGTTGTATTTTATGCCGCCATTCAAGTAACCAGAACACCAAGAGCACCCCATAAAACGGGTGCTTTTTTTATGCCTAGCCAGTGGTGAGCAACACTTGGCAAAAACACACATAAGTCATTGTGAAATAAGAAAAAAACGCAAATCAGTGGTCATAAGTGGTGTTGCGGCTATTTAGCCCTATGCAATTTATATAACACTATAAGCTAAGTCATTGATTTATATAGAGCGCGATACGCTAATACCCCTAAATATGGTGTTTTTATTTTTCTTATAAACAAGAACACTTCACCACTTGTATATATAATATATAGATATATCAATGACTTACGCGAAAAAATTCAGTGTTCTTAAGTGTTCTTCAGTGTTCATGCTCAAGAACACTGATTGCAAAATTCAACAACGGCAGATTTCTTGGCTAAATCGTTTCGGGAAAGCTATATGGTGATTCATAACCACCACAACCACCATAAGCATAAAAACATAACAATATCAGGCAGTTACACAATTTAAACCGTGGTGGTCGCGTGGTGGTCAATGGTTGTCACCTAAAAACATGCGCCTCAATGCAAATTAATTGTTGACACAATTAAACAGCTATGGTACGATGATGTATCGGACAAAGGAGGATGCACATGACCGATGATGACGCGACAAAGTATGCAGTGATGATATTATTATCACTTATGCCGATTGGGTATTTTGTTTATTGCGCTAACAGAATTAGAGGGCATAAATTACCTTATTGGCTGATTGCTGTTGGTTTTATTGACCTCTTTATAGAAAAAATAGCTTTTTTTGTTTGTATGATTCTTTTTATTTCTTTTATTGCCGCATGTATGCCTCTTATCATTATGCTTTATGGTTATCTGTTCCTGCTTTTAAAATTTCCCATTGAGGTTTTATCTGGAACGGCAATTTTTATGGGGCTTTGGTGGGGTTACCTGTATTCATTGTTTTTTACAAAAATAGGTAAAAAGCGGCTTGAATTATTAAAGATAGTACACCCAGAAAGCTTTTTTGCATACGACCTAAGAGAACGTACAGAAATGTTTCGCGATAAGGATAAATAAAAATGACCGATGATGAAATTCAGGCCATGCTCAATGACGTACACACGCCGATTTACATTGCCAAACATGACAGCAAGCAAATGGCAACACTGTTCACGGGTCGTCGTACTGTTCGTGCATTAAAAAAGAAAACAAAAGGACTCGCGGTATCAACTGGAGTTGGTCGAATTGCTTTTGCTATTGTCGATAGCAAGATTGTTATTCTTTATCGGCACAATATCGTAAGTAATCGTTGACACAATTAAACAATCATGATATAATCAGTTATCAAACAAGGAGATGCACAACAATGACGAGCAAACAGGAATTTGAAGATTTTATTCATGATGTAAAGAACCTCTTAGACCATGATTTATTCGAGTTATGGTTTGAGCAGATTACTCAATATGCTGAAGAGCATGTTTTGGTGTATTGCGAAGAAACTGAAGAAGAATTTTTAATTGCAAAAAGCAATGAATATACAGAATTTGAGCATACTAATGAAATTGGCTGGTCTGGTGAGATTCTTGCGACTATCGACGAAATCAAGGCATTTATCGAGCAGCAAAAGCAGGATATTCAGGACGGTGATTCTTAATGCTAAAATCACCAACAAAGCAAGAGTTTGAACAGTTCTTGCTTAAATACGGGCTTACCACACGCGCCTATGCGGATAGGTCAACAAAAATAGGCGTACCAGTGTCTTATTCAATGGTGAGCTTGTGGGCTAATGGTAATCGCAAAATGAAAAACATAGACCACGTTAACGCTTTTTACGCAATTAAAGCAGAGCTGGAGCAATAAATGCCACTTGTGTTTATTATCCTGATAATTCTAGGGCTGTTACTATGGGGTTTGTTTATTACCATAGGTCCTATGTGGGCAATAGTTCTATTGCTTACAATTCTCGTTTTTTTCAAATAGGTGACGTATGACAAGTTTAAATCGAGCAACATTAATCGGGCGTGTAGGTCGTGATCCAGAGGTATCGTACACAAAATTAGGTAAAAAAATAATCAAATTAAGCATTGCGACAAGTGAACCATGGCGCGATAAAGCCACAGGTGAAAAAAAAGAGAAAACCGAATGGCATAATATCATTATTTTCAATGAAGCTATTGCCAATGTCGTTGACCAATACGTACGCAAAGGCAGCTTTATTTATATCGAAGGCACAATCAGAACCAACGAATACACGGACAAGGACGGCATTCAAAAAAAGGCAACGCAAATTGTTCTTGATGGATACAACTGCCAATTAAAGCTACTTGGTGGACGCAATAACAACGATGATGACAATGACGCAATCGAGCAGCCAGACACGGGTAAAACCGCCGTGGCTATCGATGATATTTCGGATGACGTGCCATTTTAAAATGGCATTTACAAGCAAAGTGTGTTAAAGTTCCATTTTAACACACTGGTGAACGGTTATGAAAAAATGTTTCAAATGCGGAAATGTATTTCCTGTTGACTTCTTTTATGTTCATAAAAAAATGGCTGATGGGAGATTAAATAAATGTAAAAACTGTTGCAAAAAAGATGTATCTAAAAATTACAAACAAAAAAAGGAATATTATAAAGAGTATGAAAAAAAAAGAGCGAATCTACCTCATAGAGTAGAAGCAAGGAAGGATTATGCAAAAACAGAAAGTTACAAAATCAGCCATGCAAAATCATTAAAAAAACATAAAGAACTTCACCCTAAGAAATACAAGGCAAGAACAATGGTTGGAAATGCTTTGAAATATGGATTCTTAATGAGAAAAAACGAATGTGAAAATTGTGGAAGCACAAAAAAAATAGAAGCTCATCATGACGATTACAACAAACCATTAGATGTTAGATGGCTGTGTAATTTGTGTCATTCAACTTGGCATAAAAACAATAAGGCAATAGAATAAATATTAAAAGTTACCGTTCTAGGATAAAAAGGATGCACAATGACTAAATCAACCGTTAAATACCACAATCACACATTCAGCGATAAAGAAATCGCACAAATAGCCCGTGTGTCTTTTGATAACTTTGACAACAATGGCGAGCTTGTCACGAATAAAAAAGATTTTGGGTTGCTTGGATGGTTGATTATCGATGGTCACACATCGCCGTTTAGACACCCGTCAATATCGTTTATTTTTGAGGTATCACTAGATATATTCGCGCAGATGTCTACGCACAAAATAGGCGTGCAGATGTCTGATACAGCGTTCAATAGCAAAAGTTATCGTTATGTGTCTGCGTGTGAATTTGACCGAGTAGAACTGCGTGAAGCTGTCACCAACAAAAAACAGGGCAGTGGTGTAGTTATGGATGATAAGATATTAGATAGAATGGTTACGGATAGCGTGGCATCATCATATGCCACATACCGCAACCTGATTGATATCGATATTGCCAACGAAACAGCGCGGCGGTTACTGCCTCAATGTACCATGACCAAGGTTATTGCTACGGGCACGTTAAATGCGTGGATGAATTTCGTGGCATTGCGTACTGCACCCAATGCACAAAAAGAGGTGCGTATGGTGGCTAATCAGGTCAATGACATTCTAACGCCGTTATATCCGATGACGATGTTTTGGTTGCATAAGCTGATTGCAGCACAAGAGAAGATGCGGCAAGCATTACATGCGGAACGTAAAGAATTATTGGCAAACTATGATAATGAAACATGGGGGATAAAATGAACGATTTATGCACAAAAATTGCTTCCTATATGGCATTTGGGGACGTCGATAAAGAATTTATGAAACTGACGTGGCAAACATATACGATGCCGCCGATATAGAGGGGAAACAAGCAATAGATAACATTTTTATTGCATTGTGTGGTACTCCATTGAGTAAATTGCTTTTTGAGTATGACGATGAAAGCTAAAACACGCACACCGCATCCACAATACGCAAGCAAAACCGAAGCAGAATATGCGGCGGTGCTGCATGCTCGATATATCATCGGTGAAATACAAAGCTATATGTACTCACCGATAAAGCTGCGCCTCGCAGATAACACAACGTACACGCCTGATTTTTTCGTGGTGAACAAAGAGGGCTACATCGAAATGCACGAGGTCAAAGGATTCTGGCGTGATGATGCACGGGTAAAAATCAAAGTCGCAGCAAATATATACACATGGTTTACGTTTGTGGTGGTGCAGAAAAAAGGCAAACAGTTTGTTGTAACGGAAATGTTTAATGAGTGAGGCAGAAAATGTTTAAAAATTTACTATCTTTTTTTAATAAGCCAAAAGAACAACCCAAAAATAGGCATTCAATAGAAGGATTATTAAGGCAATCTAGTTATTATGCTGATATTTGTCGCATGAAGTTACAAGACCCATTAATGGCTGATTGGCATCTATCATCAAGAAGAAAACTATTATCAATACAAAGAGACATAAGACAATGCACTTGCCACGAATGTGCCGAATACATATTCATTCAAATGTATTATCTTTTGATTGATGTTATGAAAAAATACATCAATGCACTCAAGGATAAAAATGCCGAAAAAGCATTGATTGAATGGCATGAGAAAAATCTAAAAACATTAGAGCTAGAACACGGTGTATGTCAGTTGCTTATTTCTAGACCATTAGAAAGATTGTATGATTTCCATGAGTGAATTACCTAAAACACTTGAGCAGCTTAAAAACGAATACATGGAACTCAACAAACGAATATATCAAGCAGGACTGGCACAAAGTAGTTATTGGAATAAAACTTGCCTGAAAAGTTTATTATCTGAACGTGATAAATTGGTGCTGAAAATCTTAGAGAATGAGAGGGAGAAATGAATAACCAAGACCTTAACATTATCTTGTCGGAATTAACAAAGATAGAAAAGAAAAATCAAAACCATTTAGCTGAACTTTCAAATTTACCATACCAGCGTATATACAAGCTATGTGCTGATTATGTGTCGCCTCAAGACACCAAAGCTATTGGCGATTACGCAAAGCTAGAAGTTGCCGCAATCCAAGTTGCTGTAGATTTAATAGACGCAGCAAGCACAATCTTGTGGCACTCTGTATATGACGAGAAAAAACGCAAAAACCTATGCGATGTGTTAGAGGATTTAAGTTTTAAGGCGTCTCAAGCAATTCAACAAGCAAAGGATGGCGGCAATGGTTGAGATGGGTGAAAATCACATGCCGTTTATATCAAACGAAAATCTCAGGATATCAAAGCAAACAGTCTATTATTCATCAATAGATGAAATGTTTCTTATTACGGAAATTGAAAGAAGAAACAGAAAAATACAAAAAGAATTAGATCAGGCAATCAAGGACATGTTTGAAAGATATAATGATTTCAATCAATCATTAATTGATGAATCAATTAAAAATGAATGTGGGCTATCTTATTTGTTGCATAAAATAAATAATTAAATAAAATGATGGCGTTAATGGTATATCTGGTCTTTGCCATTAACTTGTGATGTGTGTATCATCTCTTTGCCTATCTCCGCACACATCACAATTATTTTATGGCGTGGTTTTTTTATATGCTGTGCAACAGTGCCACGCCACCATACATTGAGGTGTATATGAGCAACGATATAATTAAGAAACGTGGTCGCCCTAGAAAAGACGGCAGCCCCAAAAAATCGGAACCTATAAAAGATAATAAACCAAGACGGACTGTAAAAGATATATCAGAACGATTTGCACAGGGTGATTTCAATGACCCGAAGCCAACATTTTACACAGTGACTGAATTACAGCGTAATAATGTGCGTGCATTGGCATCAGTTGGTATACCACAAGAGCAGATTGCCGCATCGTTGTATTTTGAAAAACAAGGCAAATACGGCATATCTGTTGAGACGCTACAAAAACTGTTTGCTCGCGAGTTGGTTGACGGTATCGCCGACGCTAATTCAAAAGTAGCATTTGCATTGCATCAGCAAGCAATAAGCGGCAACGTAACGGCGCAAATCTGGTGGACAAAAGCACGTATGAAATGGCGTGACCAAGACGCTACAGAGCAAAAAACGCCATCATCAATTGTTATTAAGTGGCAAGGCGATGATGAATAATGGAAATTATCCTACCTTATAAATGTAGGTCAGTTTTTAAGCCATATCACGCTTCTAAAAAGCGTATGTGCATTTCAGTGTGTCATCGTCGTGCTGGTAAAACCGTTGCGCGTATTAACAAACTTATTAAAGCCGCTCTTGTTTGCCAAAATAATCGCCCTAAATTCGCGTATCTCGCCCCATCACAAGCCCATGCTAAAGATATAGCGTGGGCATATTTGAAACAATATTCACTGCCTTTATTTGATTTTGGTGCGAAAACCAACGAGGTAGATTTAAGTCTGATATTGCCGTTCAATGGTGCTGAAATACGGTTATATGGCGCACACAATGCCGATAGGATGCGCGGCAACTATTTTGATGGTGTCGTAGTTGATGAAGGTCAAGATATATCGCGTAAAGTGTTGAGTGAGGTCATATTCCCTACGTTGGTTGACCGCAAGGGGTGGCTTGATGTGTCGGGTACGCCAAAAGGCTGGTCTAATGTGTTGGGGCAAATATACAAAGAAGCCGAAAAAGCCCCTGATTATTGGTTTCGGCAAATATTGCGTGCATCAGAGAGCGGCTTGATTGGTGAGGACGAATTAAAGCGTGCGCGTATGTTCATGTCTGAAAATGAGTATGAGCAAGAATTTGAGTGTAGCTTTGATGCTGCTGTGACTGGTGCGGTATATGGCGAATACATTGCCAAAGTAATGCGTGATGGCAGGCTAGGGCATGACATATTGCCTGCGAGTAAAATATACACAGCGTGGGACTTGGGTTGGGGCGATGCAACATCTATATGGTGGTGGCAAGTTGTGCGCGATGAAATACACCTTCTCGATTATTACGAAAATAACGGGCAGGATATGGCGCATTATGCCCGTGTTGTGTTAGAGCGTGGTCGTAAATATGAATATAATTATGCGGCACACTATGCCCCACATGACGTGGGCAATAAATACTTAGCATCTGGTGGTAAAAGCGTTTACGACCGTGCGCTTGCTTGCGGTATTAAGTTTACGCGCGTGCCAGCGACGACACAACAAAACCAAATAGAGGCGGCAAGGCTTACGTTAGAGCGTTGTTGGTTTGATAAAAAGTGTGAGGAAGAAGGGCTTGCGGCATTGCGTAATTATCATTTTAAGAAAGATGATAAAAAACTAACAAACAATCCAGAGCCGTATCATGATTGGTCAAGCCATGCGTGCGATGCGTTTGAAATTATTGCGCAAGTATGGCATATTGTGCATAAATCGCAGCAAAAGCCTAAAAAGCCTGTATTCTGGGAAGAAATGACCATCAACGAACTAATGAAAGGCTAATAAATGATTTCCCTAGCGTTTAGTCCTAACCAAAACTGCACATACCTCAATGTTACATCAACCAGCAGCCCCACCTTAATCGTTGGTGGTAATGCTAACTTAAATGCCATGGAGCTAAAAAATCGCGGCACTGGTGAGGTGTTCTTTAAGTTCGGCACTACTGCGGCAACAACGGTGGCAGTAGCTGAAAGCGGCTACATGCTTACAGCAGGCGAGCGTGTCGTTATCACCCGCCCCACTGATAGCGTGAATGGTTGGTTGTGGGTTGATGCTGTATGTGCTTCGGGACAAACTGCTAAAGTCGTTATTGCTCTTGGTATAGGTAACTAAATGAGTTTAAGAAGCTCTGATAAGCCAGTAGGCATTCAAGGGCAGGGCAGCACGCTTACAAAAGACGTGCAAGCAATAAACTTTAGTGGCGCAGGCGTTAGCACAACAGTTGATGGTAGCGGTGTTGCTACGGTCACTATTACAGGCGGCGGTGCTGGTAGTGCAATTCCTGTAAAAGACGAAGGCACGCAGATTACAGGCGCGGTAACATCGTTTAACTTCACTGGTAGCGGTGTTACGGCAACAAGCGATGGTTCGGGCAATGTCGCGGTAGATATTACAAGCGGCGGCGTTACAAGCCATAGTGCGCTAACCAATCTTGGCAATGATGACCACTTACAATATTTTAACACTGCGCGCGGTGATGCACGATATTACACACAGTCGCAGATTGATACATCGCTCGCAGGTAAGGCGGCATTAGTCCACACACACACGATTGCTAACGTCACTGGTCTGCAATCAGCATTAGACGCAAAACAGGATGCAGCCACACTTACAAGCACAGTGCAGGGCATTATTGGCACGAGTGTTGCGAGTGGCACAAACACAACGGTCAATTACAATGCTGGCACAGGTATTACCACGGTCAATGCTACAGGGTCGGTGTCGTCGGTAAATCTTACTGCGCCTGCGTGGTTGAGTGTTTCAGGTGCGCCTATTACGACAACTGGCACGATTGCAATTACGTCGGCAACAGGTCAATCAGCAAATCAGGTGCTAGCCACGCCTGATGGTTCAGCAGGTGGATTGTCGCCGCGCAATCTTGTCGTAGGTGATTTGCCTACCAGCGGCGTCACGGCTGGTAATTACGGTAGCGCGGTTAATTCGGCTGTATTAGTGGTGGACTCTAAGGGGCGCATTACCAGTGCGTCTGAAGCAACTATTTCGCCTGCGTGGGGAAATATCACATCAACACCGACAACGCTCAGTGGTTATGGCATCACTGATGCTGTATCGAATACACGTCAGATTGCTACGGGCACAGGCTTAACAGGTGGTGGCAATCTATCCGCCGATAGAACGATATCATTAGCAAACACGGCTGTTACCACCGGTTCTTATGGCACTGCATCGAGTGTGCCTACATTCACGGTAAACCAACAAGGGCAGCTTACTGCGGCGGGGACAACTAGCATTGCCATAAACGGCAATCAGGTTACATCTGGCACTGTTGATACTGTTCGTCTTGGTATTACACCAGTGCAAGGTTCTGTTGTTTATACGACTGACACGGCTTTAGCGGTGTTGGCTCCAGGCACATCAGGGCAGGTATTGCAAACCAATGGTACAGGATTTGCGCCATCATGGGTCAACCCCGGCGGCGGTGGTGGTGGCTCTGGCACGGTCACAAGCGTTGGTGTGTCAACCAATGCCTCATGGCTCACTGTAAGTAATTCACCTATTACCTTAAGTGGCACAATCACAGTCAATAAAACCACTGGATTGACGGGGAATCAGTTTTTAGCCACGCCTGATGGCACTACGGGCACTGTTGATTTGCGTTCAATGGTTGCAGCTGATTTGCCTAACAGTGGGGTTAGTGCGGCCACATATGGCAGCGCAACACAATCAAGCGTGGTTACTGTTGATGCAAAGGGTCGTGTGACATCTGCAAGTAGCACTACGGTGACGCCTGCATGGGGTAGTATTACCAGTACGCCTACGACCATTACAGGATATGGCATAACTGACGCAGTGCCAAACACACGCACGGTAACGGCGGGCACTGGTTTAAGCGGCGGTGGTGATTTAAGCGGGAATATAACGCTTAATTTAGCAAATACCGCAGTTACTGCTGGCAGTTATGGCAGCGCATCGAGCGTAGCAACTTATACAGTTGATGGGCAGGGGCGATTAACAGCGGCTGGTAGTACAAGCATTGCGATTAATGGCAATCAGATTACTAGCGGCACTGTTTCAATGGCAAATGGTGGCACTGGCACGGCACTAACGGCCAGCAACGGTGGGATTGTCTACAGCACGGGCAGTACATTAGCTATATTGGCGGCAGGAACATCGGGACAAATCTTACAAACTAACGGCAGCGGTTCTGCTCCTTCTTGGATTAATAATACAGGTGGGGGCGGTGGCGGGTATTCTGACGCCGATATTACTTTTTTTGCTATGGGGGCACTATGACCAAAGTTATTACACTGAATTATCTTAATAAAAACTACAAACCAAAGTTTGAAACGGTCATCAGTGAAGATATTGACCTAGAAACAGGTGAAATCATCGAGGTAAAAACAGAAAAACTATTGCCTTTGAGTGATGAGGAAGTTTTTGCCGCAAAGAACGATGCAAACTACAAAAAAGCCGCCGTTGCTGTAAAAGTTCTAAATGATTTTGGCTGCAATGTGGTGCTTAATTTAGATAGTATTCGGTTTATTGTATCATCAAAGGACGTGGTTGGTGAAGAATGACACTTGTTATTGTAAATCCTCAGCTTGTGGGGGTGACTACTGCTACCACGATATACACGGGCACAACTGGTAAAAATATTAATTTCAGATACATCAATGTATCTATGCCAAGTGGTATTGGTCCAGCATACATCACGGTCACCAAGAACGATGGTACAAACACAGTGAATCTGCATAAAGATATATATCTTAATTCGGTCAATGGCGGTGCAACGATGCAGCTCGAAAACATACCGTGTAATGTAGGCGATATTATTCAAATAGCTTCAACTGTTGCTGTTGATGTTGCTGCAAATATCTGGGAGTACAATTAATGGCGCAATATTATGGCTATATGCCGCAGTTAATTACTACCACGGACACACCATTTGAAGCCCCGTGTAACGGCACACTTACCAGTGATAGCAACTGGTATGCTTCTCTTGGTACGGGCATGACCACAAGCACTGGAAGTAGCAATGCTTTGAATATGGGTTATTATACTGTTAGTAGTGGCACAACTGCCAACAGTGAAACCGTGTTGATATTAAAAAAAGCGTTTCAGCTTGGTGCGCAGATTACTTTCGGTGTTGATAGAAGTGTAAACACGGGCACAACAAACCAGAACTTTTATATTGAAATAGTCGAGGTTGATGCGGGCAAGGTCATTTCAGACCCTGCAAACTGCGTAATTACACAAGGCACATCAGCGCAAGTAAAAGATGCACGAAATTGTTATCAAATGCGCTACCAGCCAAGCAATAGCGCAATATTGCATTATGTGCGCTCGTATGGCGATGTGTTGGCGCAATACCCATCTGGTGCGTGGCCTGCTTTAAACACGGTGCAAAACCGTTTAGGTAGTAGCCCTAACTTGATTGCAGGTAATTTGTATCGATTCAATTTCACAACCAAAGGGCTATCGTTATTTTGTGAAGGGCAAGGCTCTAACTTTACGTCAGGCAATGCTTACAGTGGACTCAACACGTCACCATCATCCAACACCGCGCCATTCACTGGTGAAGGGGTGCGTTTAGACCCCACTAAATGGTATGCCTTGCGGTTTAGAATTGTCCATGGCGGTACGGCACCTGCAGCCTCGATAGATTACAATATTTATCGCCCTTGCATCGTACCCACAACACCATCAATGATTGACGTGACAAGTGCTACAGAGCGTGCATCTAACACTATGTCAGGCAGCGGCTCTATCTTAAACAGCGCGGTGTTAGTGCGCCCTGTAAACACAAGCGGAACAGCATTAAGCGTCAATGTTACGAACACCGCTAGCGTTGTTGCTACCATCACTGCCACAGCAAGTAACGGTTCCGCTAATAACGCCACTGCTCTTGGTAGTGCTGGTGTATACACATCCACAGGGCAATCGTTAAGCGGTGCATTTAATATCGTTGCTACGGCTGTTTCTGATGTAGCTAGTGCTTCGAATGGATTTGAGATACAACACGCGCCAAGTGGTGGTGCAACATGGTACACGGCTGTATCTGGAACATTAGCGGCGAACGTTCCGACTACACTTAAATGGAGTGGCTCGAGTGCCGCGAACGGTATACTTAACCAGTGGCGTGTGCGTGTCACTAATGGCGGCACGGCGCAAACTGTATTTGCTATATCTGCAATTAACACACCTGCATTGGGGACATTGTAATGGCTGTACGCTCACAAAGCATTGTTGTAGGCTCTGGTGCCTCTGAAGTGATTACATTGCCTAAAGCATCTACTAACCCGATGGTATATAAAAATCAGTCTACAGCGATGCAACAGCTGTTTATCATTGGTGGCAATGTTAGTGAAGTGAGTTTGAGTCATGACGGCGAATCTTTTGCCGTCACTGGCATTGTGAATGGTGCGATTATATTGCGACCTAATGACAGCTTATCAGTGGCACATGCTATTGGTGGTGCACCAACGATTAAAATACATCAGTTATAGGCATAAAAATGAAAAAAATTGATAATATTAAGAATATTATAGCTGAATATGAAAAAAACAGCGATGTGAAAGCATGGTCTGAAACATGTCGTATAATTGAAGAAATATATCGTTCACAACACTCAAGCAGTATTCTTATATCAAATAAGATTGCATCGTCGCAGGATTTGCAGAAATTCAACATTCTGTGGTCAAACATGCAAACTATTTTGCCTGCGGTGTATTCACGCAATCCTAAGCCTGATGTTTCACGGCGTTTCAATGCAAGCGATGCTGTAGCCCGTGAAGCAAGCGTGGTTTTAGAGCGATGCTTGAACTATTTTATTGATAGCGACGAATTCAAGCACACGATGCGGCAATCTGCGTTTGATTGGCTGTTACTCGGTCGCGGCACAGTGTGGATTCGTTACGAGCCAACTATCAAAACCGAGCAAGTGCAAATTGAAACAGATTTAGCCGAAGATACACAATACGAAGAACAAGAAGAATTATATTTCGAGGACGTTTGCGCTGATTTTGTGCATGTAGATGATTTTGGGCACAATATCGGTAAAATATGGTCTGAAGTGTTCATGGTATGGCGGCGCATTCGATTAAGCAAAGAAGCCGTTGAAGAACGTTTTGGCAAAGAGAAAACAGTTAATATTACATATGGCGATTACGAAAAAGAGAAGGACGAACGCCAAAATGCCGATGAAGATACAAATAAGCCATTGACCGCAATTATCTATGAGGTATGGGACGCGCGCAGCAAGAAGGTGTATTTCTTGCAAAAAGACGGTCAAGAATTTCTCGATGTACAGGATGACCCACTAGAATTGAAAGGTTTTTTCCCGTGTCCACGTCCATTGTTGGCAAATACGACCAACAAAACGCTTATACCAGTGCCCGAGTATCAACAGTACAAATCACAGGCTGAACAACTTAATATATTAGCGACACGGATAAACTCTATTCAAAAGATTGTATCAGTGCGCGGTTGTTATGATAGTTCTGCGGCAGGAATGGATAAAATGATGTCGGCAGCAAACGAAAATCAACTTGTGCCCGTCAATATGGCTGACCTTATGGGCGAACGTGGTGGATTACAAAACGCTATTCAATTCTTTCCATTGCAAGACGTGTCTAAGGCATTGGAATACCTATATATTGCTTTTGATAATATCAAAAATCAGCTTTATGAAATTACGGGTATTTCAGATATCTTACGTGGTGAGAGCGACGCACAAGAAACCGCAACAGGCGTAAGAACCAAAGGGCAATATGCGTTATTGCGTATCAATGACCGTCAACAAGAAGTGCAACGTTTTGTGCGTGATGTCATTCGGTTGTTTGGTGAAATAATATCTGAAAAATTCAGCGAAAAGACTATTCGGCAGATTGGTGGCGAGGGCTTACTTACTAATGAAGAAAAGGCTTATATTAGTCAAGGCGGCATGTTGCCAGAGCTGCAATACAATCGCCCTGACGAAATAAATACGATGCTAAAAAAGCCCGCTTTCGATGATGTTATGGCATTATTACGCGATGACCCTGCGCGGTGTATGCGTATTGATATTGAAACTGATAGCACAATCAAACAAGACCAGATACAAGACCGCGCCGACCGTGTCGAATTTATTAAGGCTATTGGCAGCTATATCAATGAAGTATTACCAGCAGCACAACAAGACCCGTCAATGGTACCAGTGTTGGCGCAATTGTTTATGTTTGGCGTGCGTGGGTATCAAGTAGGCAAAGAGACAGAGCAAGTCTTAAGTGATTGGGTACAGCAAGCCATACAGGCGGCACAAAACCCACAACCAAAGCAAGACCCAAAGATGGCAGAGCTTGAGCAGAAAATGCAGCTTGAGACGCAAAAGATGCAAGCCAAAGCGCAAATTGACCAACAGACTATGCAAAACAATATGCAGGCAGAGGCGGCTAAGGCGCAACAGACAGCTATGCTTGAGGAGAAGCAAGCGCAAATGGATATGATGGTGGCGCAGCACAATCAAGAAATGCAATCGCGTGACGCTAAATACCAGGCGGATTTAGACCATTTACATAAAATGCAACAAATGCAGTATCAACAACAATTAGAACAACAAAAACTAGATTTTGAAAAATGGCGCGTAGAATACGAAAATAATGTTAAAATGCAAATTGCCGAAATGGCGGCAAAAAACAAAAAAGAGGACACAGATGCAAGCAACGCATGAAAAAGGTTTATGGCGTTACAAAGATTGGAGCTGCGAACATTGCGGCAATCTGATTACGAATTTTGTTAAAATACTTGATGAATATGGCGCATCTATGCCTCTTGAGCCACCAACATGCTGCGGTCACACTATGGTTGCACATTATCCAAAAAAATCTAAATTGGCAGCACCTATTGTTATGCGTGATATTACGCCATATCTCACGGTTGCCGCTGATAAAGAGACGGGCAAACCTCAATACATTACCAGCCGTTCACATCATCAAGATTTTTTGAAACGTAATAACTATGAAGAAATAGGCAATGAAAACATAGGCTCTTTTGAACCTAAAAAATTTAAAACGACCGCAGAGCATATTAAACAAGCTGCCGCAGTAGTGCAGCAAAGAAAAGGGTAATTTATGTCTAATATCAATTTTGCAGATGCAGTGCGTGAGGCGATGGAGATTGCAGGCAAACCAAAAGAAGAACAGCAAGAAGAAGTTGCTGTGCCATTAAAAGACGAACCAGAACAAGAAGAAACACCCGCTCCAGAGCAAGAACCCGAAGAACAACCAGAAGAAAAAGAGCATACGAACGAAGAAGAATCGCGCGAAACTGTTGAAGATAAGCCAAGAGAAAAAAGAGACAAGCCGCCGGGGTATATCACAGGTGAGTATGCACATAGTTATGAAAACTGGAATCAGGAAGCAAAAGAGTATATTGCCAGACGCGAAAAAGATATTGCGCTAGGCTTTCAAAAGCGTGACGAAGAGCGAGAGTTTGGTAAGCGCGCGAAGAATGTATTCAAGAACTATGAATCATACTTTCAAGAGCTTGGCGTGCAAGACCCGTTACAGGTTGTTGAGCCATTATTGCAACACGAGCGTGTTTTACGTCGAGGCACACCGTATGCAAAGCAGCAAGCATTAGCCAGTATTGCAAATAGCTATGGTATTGATATACAATCGTTGGTAACCGCACCCCAGCAAGTGCAAAACAATATTGTGCCTGACGAGCTTCATACCTTGCGGCACGAATTGCAAGCATTGAAGCAGGCGCAGGAACAACAACAATTCATGCCGATTAAGCAAGAGATGGAAGCTTTTGTCGAGTCAAATCCGATATTAAAGAATCCAGAAGTTGAGGCGGCAGTAGCGAATATAATTCAATTCAATGAAAAAGAATATCGTGGCAAGAAGCCAGTTGATATTCTAGCCGATGCTACTGATAGGGCATTGGCGATGTTGCGTATAACCAAACCAACAGCACCGCAGACTGCTGTAAATAAAAACGCTCAAGACTTAGAGCGGGCTAAAAAAGCAGCAGTATCGCCAAAGGCGACAAGTGCAGGTGGTGTATTTCAAGAAGATTTACCAAAATTCAGCAGCAATGCTGAAGCTTTAAGATATGTCATGAACCAAAAACGTTAGGATAAAATATGTCTACTGAACTATTAAACAGTAACGCTAACGACATTATCACCACTTCTTTGTATTTGCGCCGCAAAGAGATTGCCGATGGTGTTACTAATAACAACGCTTTACTCACTGCAATGCGCCAATCTGGTCGTGTTTTAGTGTGTGATGGTGAAGGTGGTGCGATTACCGAGCCTTTGGCTTACAGCGAAAACGATACCGCATCGTTCTACAGCGGGATGCAAACTTTAGATATTTCGCCTCAACAGTTTTTAACCGAGGCACGATTTAACCTGAAACAAGCTGCGGTGACCGTAAGCATTAGTGGATTAGAGGAACTGCAAAACTCTGGTCAATCACGTTACATTGACTTACTCGGTGCGCGTATGGATAACGCCATTGACTCAATGTATAACTTGCTTGGCACTTCGGTATATAGCGATGGTTCGGCATTCGGTGGTATGCAATTAGGTGGCTTACAGTTGCTTATTAGCAAAACCCCTAATACTGGTACAGTTGGTGGCATCGATGCCTCACGCGCTACTGCTGCCCGTGTATGGCGCAATATTGCTTATTCAGCCTCTGCTAATGGATACACTGTTAATGCTACGACAATCACACAATTGATGCATAACGTATGGAATCAACTTATTCGCGGTCGTGAATGCCCCAACTTGATTGTGACCGACAATAACTACTTCAACTATTTCCAGACTGCGTTAGAGGCGCGTCAACGGGTAGCTGATGCCAGTGATGGTAAGTTAGCTGAATTCCGTGGCTTACGTTTCTTGAATGCTGATGTGATTTTAGATGGTGGTTTCAATGGTGCCTGCCCTGCAAACACCATGTACTTTGTAAATACTAAGTATATGAAATTCCGTCCACACAAAGACCGTAACATTGTTGCACAAGGTGATAAACGTATGTCGGTCAACCAAGACGCGTCAGTAATTCCGATTTTCTTTGCTGGTGAAATGACGTGTAATTTGCGCCGTTTTCATGGCGTTCTTTTTAACTAATAAAGGATAGAAAATGACTTTTCAAAGCACTGGAACAGGCATTGGTGTACAAGCTGTTGACCTTTCACAATCGTTCAACGGCACCGTGCCTTACTACATCAATTCATTGCGCTTTGGTGCATTCAATGAATCATTAAACCAAACCATTGATGCCGTAGACCCTTATCTTGGCACTGGTCGTTTTATTTATGTACGTGCCCCATCAACAGATACCGCTGGTGCGACTATCAGCAGCATCACTGTAAGCGGTAACACTGCCACTGTAACAACATCATCGGCGCATAACTTAACAACTGGTGCCAAAGTGGTTCTTGTTGGTCAGGTACCTAGTACCTACGTAGGTACTTATGTGGTGCAGTCAGTTCCCACAACTACCACTTACACCATCACTGTTTCTAACGTAACTGTTGCTGCCACCACTGTTGGAACATACACCTATGGTACTATTCGCCAAGGTTCAGTTGTTTCATTTACTCAATCAATCGTAAGCGGTTCATTGGTGCAGACTGTTGGCTTGTGGGATGGTACCGCAAATACTGGTCGCAGCCTTGGTGTTGCATACACATCTTTGTTAGCAAACGAATATGGCTGGGTACAGATTGCAGGTAATGCTGTGGTCAATGCTGCTGCCATTGCGAGCGTTGGTGCGCCCGTGTATTATGGTGGTGCTGTAGGTGTGGTGAGTACAACGGCGGCTACTGGTAAACAAATCTTGAATGCCCAAACCGTGGCAAGTATTGGTTCTGTTATCGGGGTTGGTGGTGATGCAATCACGTTGCCTTCTGCGACCACAACGTCCTCACAAGGCGTGATTTATATCAATAATCCTTTTGCACAAGGTGCAATAACTTAAAGGTGATTAATGTCATTGTATGACTTCAAAGTAGCAAGTGCCGCTGATAAAGTGTACGACAAAGAAGAACATCCTGTTTGGGAGGTGACTTTTTACTCTAAGGTAGAGGAATCAACTGCTGCCATGATTGCAGCGGGCGCACCCACCTATCAAGAGGTTGATTACATTCGCATGCTGCCCCGTGGTCAGACATCGCCCACAACGATTTATGACCGCAAGGTTGATTTTGAGGGTATGCCTGTGGATGGAGATGGTCTTTCACGGCGTTTACCAGACCCTGCGCGGTTCCCTTATGAGTGGGTACGCTACAAAGAAGGCATCAATGATGCTGTAGGCGGTTTATCTCTTAGCTTTGCAAACTTTTTGAACAAGGATGATATGGCTTTTTATAAAAGCCGTGGCATCAATACTATTGAACAATTAGGTGCTGCGACTTATGAAACATTGCGTTCATTGGGTGGCAAGGCTGAAAAACACGCAATGCAAGCTAAGGACTTCTTGAAAAAGAATGAAAGTCTCAAAGCATTAGCAGAAGTGACCGAAGAAAATCGCGCCATTAAAGAAAGCAACGAACAGCTTGCCGCGCAATTAGCAAAATTGCAGGCACAAGTCGCTGCATTAGATAAAAACCAAAGCGATGACGATGTTATCACTACCAGAAAAAGAAAGATAAAAGATGACATTTAGAGCAGCTTTATTAGGCTCTGGAACGCCTAATTTACAAGCACAGGCGATTGTCGGCACTGTTACCACAGGATTAACCGCTACAGGCTCAACACAAGCCACTGCGCTTAATTTGCTGGATACAATTAATGTAGTTGGCACAACTGCGGCATCAACTGGCGTGGTGGCATTTCCCGTGCCTAACCAGAACGCTACTGGTGATACTTGCACTGTGTACAATTTCGGTGCTAACACATTGACCGTGTACCCTCCTGTTGGTTACAAAATCAACAATGGCTCAACTAACGCAGGTGTTAGTGTTGCGGCAGGTAAAGGCGCGGTACTCACGTTGCTTGATACTGTAAACATTGGTGCTATTATTTCTGCATAATCTTATTGCACAGGGGTTTTTATGGGTTTATCTTTTTTGGCTCTTGTGCAACAAGCGTGCAGCGAAATGAATATCACCGCGCCCAGCTCTTGCATTGGCAATCAAGACCAGCAAGTTATACAGCTTGTGGCATTGGCTAATGCAGAGGGCACAGAGTGTGCCAGCACAGAAACAGCACAAGGTGCATGGCCTGTTTTACGTAAAACATACACATTCAATTTTGTTGACGGTCAGCAATCTTACGCATTG